CGACCTTGGAGGATTTAAAGAACAAATTGATCCTAATGCATTGAATGGAGTTATTGAAAGAAGTGATGTTTATGCTTTGTTAAATCATGATAAAGAAAAAGGTGTTCTGGCTAGATCAAAAAATGGAGTTGGAAGCTTGAAATTAACCATTGACGAAAGAGGTTTAAATTACCAATTTGATGCACCACAAACAGATCTTGGGAATGTAGTTTTAGAACACATTAAAAGGGGTGAAATTGATAGTTCAAGTTTTGCTTTTACAGTTAAAGAGGATCGATGGGATAAACAAACAGATGGTACATATATCAGAACTATATTATCAATAGATAGATTATTCGATTGTTCACCAGTTTACTCACCAGCATATGCTGAAACAAGTGTAGAATGCAAAAGATTCTTAGAAGTAAAAGAACTTGATGAAAAAGAAATAGAACAAAGGGAAACAGTAATTAACATTACAATAACAGATAGTTCAACAGAATTAACAGAAGTTACAGCAATTGATTTATCAACAAATGTAGTTTTAATTAATGATGAACCAGAACCAGATGAACAATGTGATCCAATGCCTATGACAGGCGAAACAGAACAATGTGATCTAGTGAATGAAGTAATTGATGAAGTAATTGATGAAGATGAAACAACTGATGAAGAAGATACAGAAATTGAGTTAAATGGATGTGTTGATTCAGAAAAAAGAGAATTAGAATTAAAAGAAAAAGTTGACATTGATTTGTCAGAAAATAAAAATAATAATACAAAAATAAAAGAACAAAGAATGGAAAATTATTCAATCTTAAAAATGATCAAAGACACTGTTGAGGGTCGCAAATTTGATGAAACAGCACAAGAAATTATCAATGCAGGTCAAGCCGAAATGAGAAAATCTAGTTTAGGTTTTGCAGGACAAATTCAATTACCTATGGAATATCGTTCACCTATTGCTAGTGCTGTTGGTGTAGGTTTAGAAACAATCGCAACAGATAAAGGTAAACTTGAAATTCCTTTAGTTTCGAATTTATTGCTTACTAAAATAGGTGCAAAATATTTCGGTGGTTTAGTTAATAACTATTCAATACCTGTTTATTCTGGTAGTGCTTTTAACTGGGAAGATGAAAATGGAGATGCACAAGATGCAGCAGGTTCATTCAGAGAAATTACACTTTCACCAAAAAGAATTTCTGGCGAATTGATTATCTCTAAATCAATTTTAATGCAAGATTCTGCAAGTGTAGAAGCTCAACTATTAGTTGATATTACTAATGAGTTAAGAAAAAAATTAGAAGAAAGTGTATTTGGTTCATTTGCTGGATCAACAAAACAACCCGCTGGTATTTTTGCTGGTATTACTGGAACAACTACACCGACATATTCTGGAATTACTGCAACTGTTGCAGGTTTGGAAAATGCAAATGTCAATGAGTACACATGGGTGTTAAATCCATCTGCAAAAGCAAAATTGAAAGCTACTGATAAAACCAATGGTTCTAAAGTAATGGAAAATGGCGAAGTTGATGGTGTTGTTGCTTATCATTCTGCAAACATTAAAGCTAATGGCTATGCTGTTGGTGACTGGTCACAATTGGCAATCGGTCAATGGGGCGGTTTGGATATACAAGTTGACCCATATACATATGCAAAGAAAAATCAAATCTCTATTGTGGTTAATGGATTTTTTGACTTTGCACAAATCAGACCAGAAGCAATTGTTAGAGGTACTTTTGCATAATTAACTAATAAAGAAAATCTATAAAAATGTATATAACAATCCAACAAGCTAAGAAACATTTGAATTTAGAAGCAGAGTTTGAAGATGATGATGTTTATTTATCGTCTTTGATTGAAGTAGCTGAAGCAGTAGTGGAAAATCATATACATCAAAAATTAACTGATGTTGCAATTGCTAACGGTGATGTTTTACCAAAACCGTTGGCACATGCAATGCTGTTAATGCTAGGAAATTTTTATTCGAATAGGGAAATAGTTTCATTTGCAAGTAAAACAAGTGCTATCCCTTATAATTATCAATATCTTTTAGACCCTTATATTAACTACTTAAACTAATCAACATGTTACCATCTGGAACACTTATATATTCATTAAAATTTAAAAAAAATAGTCAAGTTAGAAATGAATTTGGTGAGGTGGTTAGCACCCTAGTAGATATTTTCAAATGTAAGGCTGCAAAGGTTAAACAGAGTGGAAAATTTATTGTTGATGGTAAAGAATTATTTAATCAAAATCAAGTGAAATTTAAGATCAGAATTAATAAATTATTAACTGATAACCTAACTGTTGAATATGATCAAAATGATTATAAAATTACAAGTCTGGATAAAAATTTATTTGATTACACCGCTGAAATTACACTAGAAAAGATCAATAAATAAAATGGAAATTGAAGTTAAATTTATTGATTTAGATAAGGTTTACAAAGCGATAAGTAATTTATCAGAAATAGACCAGAATAAAGCGATTAAACAAGGCTTGAAAGATGCATCTAATATATTTGTCAAGGCGGGTAAAGAAAACCTAAAAAACAGGCTTAAAAGTGGCAAAAAAGGTGATTCTGGTAGTCTATTGAAATCGTTCAAGAATAAAGTTAAAAGAACTAAACTTGGTGCTTTGGCTGGTTTTGGTGATGGTGGTGGTGCTGCACATTTAATTGATAGAGGTACAGTGAACAGAATGACAAAGGATGGTAAGAATAGAGGAGCAATAACAGAAAATCATTTCTGGACTGATGCAATAGAACAAAACCAAACAGCAGCAATTAATGAAGTTTATAATGGAATTGAGAAAGCTGTAATTAATCTAATTAACAAATAATACAAATGAACATAACATCAGCATTTTCAAAATTTACTATAACTAAAGAATTGTATTCTTTATTGAATTCAAACACTGGGCTAACTAGTTATGTTGGTGAAAATATTTATCCAATTGTAGCACCTCAGAAAGATGATAGTGGTAATGAGATAAAAGAATGTATTGTTTACTATAGAGAAAAATATTCAAAAGAATATATTCAAAATAATATTGTAGTTAATGAAAAATGCCATATAACATTTGTAATTGTATCGTCTTCATATTTCAAAAGTATAAAGATAGTAGAATTAGTTAATGAAATAATAGAGGGTGTACATCAAAATGAAAGCGGTTACAATTACCAATGTAGATTAATTGATTCGGATGAAAATGTTATTGGTGTAAACAATGATAAATATATTCAAGTGGTAACATTTGAAATTAAATAAGAAAAATAACAAAACAAAAAATATAAAAAATTATGTCAACATATAATTCAAATACTGATTTATTGATGGGTAACAATGTAATGGTGTTCATTTCTGGCGCAACCGCTACCCCTATTGCATTTGCACAAGATTGTAAATTATCAATCTCAGCAGCTCAAACCGATGTTACAAACAAAATGTCTGGTAACTTCAAAGCTTCAATTCCTGGTCAAATCTCATGGAATGTAACCACTTCAATGTTAGTTACTAAAGTAAGCGGTGATACTTCATTTGATACTCTTTTAGGTATTCAATTGACTGGTGGTACTGTTAATATTGTTGTAGGTGTTGCAGATGCTTCATTTGCTTTGACTGGATCTGGTATGTACTCAGGTGTTGCCCATATTAGCTCACTTGATATGGATGCAAAAGATAATGCAATCTGTACTAGTTCTGTAACTTTTGAGGGTTCTGGCGCACTTACTAAGGTGGTAGGCTCTTAATATTGAACAAATAACAAATAACTAAAGCTGGTGATTTACTTCACTGGCTTTTTTTATGTCTGCACTTTTCATACATATTATTATATATTAACTAAGGTATGATTATAAAAATAAATATAAAATCAATTATAAAATTCGAGCAATTAACAGGTAAAAGTTTTCATAATATCGATTATCAAGATGCTGATGATATTAAAAATTTACTCTACTGTATAATTATATCAAACAATCAATTCTTTGAATTTAGTGATTTTGATGGGGTAATGCAAAGTAAAAGAATATCGAAAGAAGTATTTGAAAAATTCCAATTAGAATTAAAAAAGATAGAACAGTTTTCAACAAATAACAAACAAATTGAACCAGTTGAAAATAATGATCCAATTGAAGAAAATAAAGAATTAAAAGATACTCTATTCATTAAAGACATTGCAGCTACTTTAATTGTGTCGGCTGGACTTGATGTTAATTATGTATTAAATGATATGGAGTTATTCGATATTAAAATATATATGAATGCATTCAATGATAAGATGAAACAACAGTTAGAAAATGACAGGCTATGGACATTTTTATTATTAAGTCCAAATCTAACAGATAAAGTTAATACACCATCAAAACTTTATAAATTTCCATGGGATGAAATAAAAGAGGTGAAAGAGAAAAAACAAATAACAGAATTAGAATTTGATGATATAATGAAAAAATCAGCTGAATTCTTGAATAATATGAATAAAAAAGAAATAACAGATTAACAAAATGGCAAGTAACAATTTATCGTTTGCAGTATCGCTACAGATGCTTAATGATAACTTCAAAAGGGGGTTAAAAGAAGTACAAACAGGTTTTGGTGAATTAAAGGCTACAGCATTAAATATGGTGGGCTTTTTCGGTCTTGGACTTGGTCTGCAACATATAGCCAAAGAAATGGTAAATGTTGCAAGGGAAACAGGAGCAGCACAAAAAGCATTAAAAGTAGCATCTGGTGGATTAAATGAATTTGGTGAAAATCAAAAATTTATTGTTGACCTGTCTGAAAAGTTAGGATTAAATGTTAATCAAACAACTACCAGTTTTGCTAGGTTCACAGCCAGTGCGAAAGCATCAAACATAAGTATCAAAGATCAACAAAATTTATTCAAGGGTTTAAACTCTGCATTGTTGGCAGTTGGTGCTGGTGGTGATGCTAAAGCTGAAGCAATCGATGCTGTTAGTAAAATGATGCAAAAGGGTACAATTACCACTAAAATGTTAGTCGGTGGATTGGGGCAAGCCCTACCAGAATCATTATCAATAATGGCTAAATCTCTGGGTGTATCAACAGATCAATTAAGAGAAATGGCGAAGCATGGACAGTTAACATCTGCTTCATTAGTTAAATTTGGTGATGAATTAAATAGATCTTTTGCTGATGTCAATAGTGATACTATCACAGGGGCATTAAATAGAATATCAAACACATTTGAAGAATTAACACAAAAAGTCGGTGCTGGTGATATATACAAAAATATAGTTAAGACATTTGGCGAGGGTTTTAAATGGGTAGTTGATAATCTTACTTTAGTTGGACAGGCTTTTGTTAATGTAATTGCAGTTACAATTATTGGTAAAGCTTTCAAATCAATGTCAGAATCTTATTTTAGATTAACATCAGAAGCAGAAACTAGTTTTGTTAAACAAGAGTTTGCAGCAAGAAAAGCAGCATTAACAGAACAAGTTGCAGCAGAGGGGTTAACTGGTAAAGTAAAAAAAGAAAGATTAAAACAAGTCTATGATGCAGAAAAGGCATTAATAGAACAAGAATTTGCAACCAAAGGAGCATTAACCAGAATGGGGTTAAGTTGGAAAGGTCTTGGAATTGCAATTAAATCAGCATGGACAGCATTTGCACCAATGCTAATAATTGAGGGGCTTGTGTTGATCGGTCAATATATTTATGGCTTATATGAGAAACAAAGAGAATTAAACAAAATAACATCAGATTATCAAGATGGATTAAAAAAAGCCTCTAGTGGCTTTGATACTCATTCACAAAATTTAAAAAGTCAAGTATCATTATTAAACAATTTAAAGTTAGGTGATGAGCAAAGAAAAACAGCATTATCACAAATTAATTCAATACTTGGTACACACTATGAGTATGGCAAATTAAATGTTAGAGCTGGTGAGGATTTAAACCAAAAGATTAGAGAAAGGTTGAAACTTTATCAATTAGAAAGCCAATATAAATATATGGCTGATAAAGGTGCAGAAACTAAAACTAAACTTTTTGAAAGTGATTCAAATGTTGAAGAAGATAACAGACAGTTAAAATCATGGACAAGTATATTAAATAAACTTGAAAATAAAAGAGCTGGATTGAAAGGCAATTTTGCTCATTTAGATGAAAATGATACTAAACAATATTTATCAGCAAAGGAAAATATACCCCTTTGGAATAGTAAGTTAAAAAATGATGTTCCAGAAAATCAAGCTTTACATAAAATCAATGATCAAAATGATGAACAATTAAACAAACTTCTTTCAAAAAATCCAGATTTAGCAAAAATATTAAATCCAGATAGTAATATTAAACCGACAGGTGATGGTGAACAAACAGCAGCAGAAAAACACAAAGAAGAAATATTTAAAGCACAAGAAGCATATGATAAAAAAACCATTGAATTAAATAACCTTAAAGAAAATAGTATATTAAAAGAATATGAATTTCATAAAGAATTTGATAAACATGTTGAGGATGGAAAAAAATCTTTAGGTGGTATATTAACACCAGAAGAGGGTAAAAATAATGATAGATATAAACAAATAACTGATTATAAACCTCAATTCTCAGATGCTGATAAACAAGCAGAAGCCAGTGATAAATTAGTTGTAGAAAAAAATAAATATGCTAAAGAACTGGGAATATTAATACAAAAACATCGTCTTGAACAATTAACCGATGATCAATTTAATAAAGGTTTAGAGGATCTGAATAATACCACTGTTAATACAATGCTATCAATTGATAATATTGGAAATGCAGCAGACTTAACAATTAAAGGTTTAAAGGACTTCAATAAAACATTATTAGATAATAAACATTTTGAAATTCCAAAAGAACCAGAAATTAATCACACATTCGATTATAGAAAAAAAGATGTTGAAAAGTTAGAGGATAAAAAACAACAGAATGATGATTATATTAAACTGTTAGAAACTCAATTAAAAGATGCTGGTGTAAAAGATGTTAAAAAGTTAATGGCTAATGCTAATGGTGATTTTTCAAAATTCAAAGGTCAATTTAATGATAATGTAATTGAAGCATTAAAAATACTTGATGAACAATTGAGAAAAGAACCAGATCTGGCAAAACAATTAAACCTATTGAAAGTTAAACAAGAAATAAAAGACTTACAAAAACAATTAAATAATGGTTTATACAATGGGATGAAAGATGTTGCAAATTCTGCAAAAAATGTATATAGTTCATTAAAAACAATCGGTGCAATAAAACCATCAAAAGAGTGGGAAACATTTTTTTCTGTCTGGGACACTGTAACAAGTGTTATTGATAGTATAAACTCAGTAATTAAATTATTTAAAGATTTAGGTGGTGTTATTTCAGATTTGGGTGCTGCAAAAGAAGCAGAACAAGTAATTAATACATCAACATCAGCAGCTAAGATAGCTACCAATGTAGCAGAAACAGCATCTTATACAGCATTGGGTGCAGCTGAATCATTTGCAGCATATGCAGCAATACCATTCGCTGGACAAGGTTTGGCACTGGCACAAATTGGAGTAATGCAAGGGGCAATTTTAGCATCTGGTATTCCAAAGCTGGCTAATGGTGGTATTGCTTATGGTAATAGTTTAGTTAATGTTGGTGAGTATGCTGGTGCTAGTGGCAACCCCGAAGTAATTGCACCGCTTGATAAATTAAAGACATTGATTAAACCAACAGAAAGTAATGTTATTGGTGGTGAAGTTAAATTTGTTATTGATGGTAAAGTAATAAAAGGGGTATTGGATAACTATTCAAATATAAAAAGTAAAGTAACAAAATAATGAAATATACTGGTCAATTTTCAAATATTAAAAATAAAATATATCAAGTTGATATTGATGTTAATGATGGTAACAATGGAACGTCTGAATTAATTTTTTCAGATGATCCATTTACTATTGAGTTAAATAAAAATAGCGTCATTTATGAACCTTTAAAGCTATCAAATGCCACTTGTAGTATCATAGCATCAGATTATAATTTTAATCTCTACAGTGCGACCGCACAGGGTTCAAAGCTTACATTAAAAGATATTGATAACAATAAGATCACATGGATAGGGTATTTAACACCTAATATCTACCAGATGGGGTTCGAACAAGAATTTGAAACTATCCAGATAGAAGCCATTGATGGTCTATCTACTTTGGATAATTACAAGTATGAACAAATCTATAATGATAATAGAAAAATTTTATCATTTGAGGAATTAATAATTCATATTATAAAAAAATGTAATTGCTACAGTAATATATATGTTAATCAAAATAATTATTTAACAGATAAAACATCTGGCATTGATAAAATATATAATAATCTTCAATTGATTAGTGAAACATTTTACATGGGTGAAACAAAGTATATTAGAAATTATTTTGAATCAACATATCCAGTAACCTCACAAGTTGATATTTTAATTAACAACTGGTTACATATGACTATACCTGTTGGACAAAAAAAAACAGGGATATATTTAGGTGATATGACTGTAATACTTCAAAAGGTAATTACACCCGCAGAAGATGCAACATATTTTTATACACCACACAACACAGATACATTTAATGCAGATCAAACAAAAATAATTGATAAACTATTTGTTGCAGAACAAAATTTTTATAGTACAGATAATGAAGCAATCACATACAAAGAGGTATTAACACAATTATTGCAATTTTTAAATTATACTATCATTCAAGATGGTGATGAATTATTTATAGTTAATTATGATTACATAAGAAATGGTTTTGATGATTATATAAAATATTCAACATCAAATAACTGGTTAACCTATTCAACAGAAAGTTGTAAGTTAAAAAATGATTATGAAGTTAATGCAGATAGTTTTAAATCGAATGGTGCTAGTGTTGAATTAGATAGTGTTTATAATCAAATATCAATTAAAACATCTGAAAGCAAACAAAGTACATTATTGCCAGAAATGTTCAAAGATGACTATTTAACCAACATAGGTGTAACCAATGCCAGCTGGACTGATTTGCAAATTAAAGCCTTTGGTGATCAAACATATATTTTTAGATATTTTAAAAATAGTAAATACACAAATATATATTATACCAATGATACAGACTGGACAGAAACAACATTTGGAACAGTTAACTATAACACTGTAGCTAATAACATTGGAAGTACATTTATCAGAGCAACAAATTATAAAACAACTGATGGTGCACCTGCAACACTTGGGTTAACAGATTATTTGTGTTTACACAGACATTTAACTGAATACCCAAATAGCACTAAAAATGTATTAAAACCTGTTTTAAAATTAAATGCTGGTGTAATACCTCAATGTAGTTATTTATATGATGATTATTTTCTATTGATCAATACATCAGCATACTGGGATAGTAGGTTAAATGTTGCCTATATTGATGATAAGGTTGTATTAAAAAATGATGATTCGTTTAATGAAAGTGATATTAAAATTGCAGCAAAATTAAAAATCGGTGATAAATATTGGAACGGTACAGTATGGAGTTTAACAGATTCAACATTCAATATCCAATTTGATAAAAAAGACAATGAACATCTATTTTATAAATGGTTTGAAATAAAGAACAATGTTAACTATAATTCATATATAAATCAATCTGGTCAAAAAATACCAATTTTAAAAAGTGATAAATTACTGGGTGAAGTTGAATTTTATTTATATACCCCTACAAATATTATATCTAAATATATAGTTGA